GGTAAACAGCGCGCAAAAGCGTATTAACCAGTTGACTAAAAAGATGCGCGACGCTGAAAAGCGGGAGCAAGAGGCCATTCGTTACGCACAACAAGTGCACAACGAGGCGACACAGCTTAAAACACGCATGAAACAGCTAGATACGGGTTATCTTGAACAGTTCGGCCGTAGTTTGACAGTTGAAGCGCAGCAAGCCGAAGCAGATTTGAAACGTGCTTTGGAAGTTGGGGACTCTGACAAGATCGTGGATGCGCAAAAGCGTTTGTACGAGGTTGGTGTTCGCGGGCAACAGTACCGCCAAGCGCAAGCGCAACAGGAACAGGCTCAGTGGGCCGCGCAACAGCAGGCGCAGCAAGCGCAACAGATTCAGCAAAACCAGCAGGCTGCGCAGCAGCAAGTCCGTCGGCCTGATCCGAAAGCGGAGCAGTGGGCGCAGAAAAATGAGTGGTTTGGCCAAGACGAAGCCATGACTTTTGCGGCGTTTGGCATCCACAAGAAGCTTGTTGAAGATGAAGGGTTTGACCCAAACGACGATGCGTACTATACTGAGCTTGATCGGAGAATGTCGAGAGAATTCCCGCAGAAACTCGGTTCTAGCAAGCGCCCCGCTCAGACGGTTGCTGGAGTTAGCCGCTCTACTAATACTTCTGGGCGCAACAGAAAGGTTCGACTCACCCCGACCCAAGTGACCATCGCTAAAAAATTGGGTGTGCCGCTAGAAGAATATGCGAAATACGTGAAGGATTAAAACTATGTCTGAAGCAACGAAAGATCGTTTTGAGGGCATAGATCGTGCTCCTCGCGCAAACAAGACCCGAGAAAAAACGGCTCAACGTCGTCCTTGGGCGCCACCGTCAATGCTAGACGCTCCACCCGCACCAGATGGGTACAAACATCGCTGGATACGTGCTGAAGTACGTGGTTTTGATGACCGCAAGAACATTTCAGCTAGATTGCGTGAAGGTTGGGAACTTGTCCGTCAGGATGAATACCCAGATTTCGAGGCACCGGTGATAGATTCGGGTAAATATGAGGGAGTATTTGGAGTAGGCGGACTTATTCTTGCCAGAATTCCTGAAGAAACAATTGCAGAAAGAACCGAATATTTCAATCAACGGAATATGGATCAGATGCAAGCGGTTGATCAGGACATGATGCGTGAGAATGCTCACCAAACAATGAGGATCGGCAATGCTGATCGTCAGTCTCGTGTAACCTTCGGTGGCCCACGTAAATCATAACGTGGTCCCCAAAATAGGAGAAAGATTATGGCAAACCAAGAAACTGCCTTTGGTCTTCGTCCTGTTGGGCTGGCCGGTAGTGCAACAAACAGCACTGGCCTAACCACCTATGAAATCGCATCTAACAATACAAATGCGATTTATCAGTATGGTCTTGTAACACCTACAGCGTCTGGTGTTATTGATTATGCTGGTGCGACAAGCGGCGGTACAACTGCTGCTTTAGGTGTCCTAATGGGAGTGAAGTATCACGACAGCGTCCAAAAGAAACCAGTTTGGCTAAACTACTGGCCCGGTTCTGGAAGCGTTTCTGTTGACACAAATTATCCGGTTGAAGCGGTTGTTGCAGACAACCCAGACCAACTGTTTGTTGTAGCGGCAGACGCAACGTTGACAGATCGCGCCACAGCTTTGGCTGGCGTCTTTGCAAACGCGTCTTTGGGTACATCCGCACGTACCGGTTCTACCGATACAGGACGTTCCAACTCTCAACTTAGTGTGTCTTCTATCGCAGTAACAGCTACATTGCCCTTGCGCATTGTTGGCTTGGTAGATGACGATGCAAACAACGACTACGCGTCAGCTGGCGCGCATTTGCTTGTACGCATCAATGCACACTACAATGCAGCAACTCGTCGTTTTGATTCGCAGACTACTGCGGATTCAACCGGCACATAAGGAAGGGGTATAGATTATGGCTATCTCTCGCGCACAATTAGCGAAAGAGCTGGAACCCGGCCTTAACGCGCTGTTTGGTTTGGAGTATGACCGCTACGAAAATGAACATGCGGAAATCTTCGACGAAGAGTCATCTGATCGCGCCTTTGAAGAAGAGGTGATGCTTGGTGGCTTTGGAACAGCGCCGGTTAAAGGCGAAGGTGCAGCAATTTCGTTCGATGACGCACAGGAAACATACACTGCGCGTTATACACACGAAACTATTGCGTTGGCGTTCTCAATCACTGAAGAAGCGGTTGAAGACAACCTGTATGACCGCCTATCGGCACGTTATACACGCGCACTAGCACGTTCAATGTCTCAGACAAAGCAAATCAAGGCCGCGTCCATTTTGAACAACGCGTTCAGCACATCACACCCAGTGGGTGACGGTGCGGCGCTATGTTCATCAGCGCACCCAAGCTTGTCAGGCAACCAGCGTAACCAGCTATCCACAGCTGCGGACCTAAACGAAACATCACTTGAGCAAATGCTTATTGATATTTCAGGTTTGACAGACGAGCGTGGTTTGAAAATTGCCGTTCGTGGCATGAAACTGATTATTCCAAAAGAACTTCAGTTCATTGCAGAGCGTGTACTAAACTCAAACCTACGTTCAGGTACAGCTGACAACGACATCAACGCA